GAGAATTAAACAAAGCAAGTGGTGTGTGGTCAATGCAATCACAAATGACAGCACGAAATGCAGGAACATGGCCAAAATTTTTACAAACTTTCCCCGGCGTAGATTATTTAATAGTAGGTGGTGGCGGCGGTGGAGGAGGAACTTTAGGTGGTGGTGGTGGTGGCGGGGGCTATCGTGCTTCTGGTTATGGCCCGGCACCTTTACAAGGATCAGCTTTAATAGGTTCAGAAGGAACCTTTGATATAGTAATAGGTTCCGGATCAGCAAATGCACCCTCTCCTGGAGCGGGTGGTCAAGGAACAGATTCAAGTTTTGCTACAATAACTTCAGCCGGTGGTGGTGCCGGTGGTGGTACCAATCAAGCTGGTTTCGCTGGAGGTTCTGGTGGTGGTTCCGGATGTAATGATAACACGGCTGCTAGACCAGGAGGAGCAGGAAATACACCTCCTACAGTCCCTCCTCAAGGAAATGCTGGAGGAAATAATTATGCTAGTGGACCCCATGGATCTTCTGGCGGTGGTGGCGGAGGTGGTGGTGCTGGCGGTGCAGGAACACCTATGCCAGGTCCAAATATTGGTGGCCCAGGAGCGGTAGGAGTACCAAACGATATTTCAGGATCCTCATTAAGTTACGCAGGTGGTGGCGGAGGTTCAGGTCATGGTGGTGGTACTGGTCCCGGAGCTGCAGGTGCAGGTTCCCCATGTGGAACTGGTGGTGCCGGAGGAACTTCTCCAGGTACTGGTACAGTGGGACAGTTAAATAGAGGTGGTGGCGGTGGTGGTTCAGGACATACTTTTGGTTCGCCCCCAGGATCAGGCGCATATGGTGGAGCAGGAATAGTTATATTAAGATGGCCAGATGCTGCTACTTTAACAGCAGGCCCTCCAACAAATACAGTTGCCCCTGCCCCAGGTTGTACACAAATTGCTACCTTTACAATAACGGGAACTTTAACTGTAGCTCCTTAATACATCACAT